CTTCTTCCAAACTGAAAGTCCCGGTTAGAAGTCCAGTCCCTTCCCGGTTGAACATGCCGTTGACGCTATTAACGAAGAATTCCTGATCCATGCTCAATCCGGGGTGAATAATCTGGTGTTTATCGTCTATGTCCATATCCAAAATCGAGGTTATTCTTGCATCCGTTGAACCTTCTAATGTCATCGAAGCCATACAAACAGGCTCGCAATAGCGTTCACAATAAGAATCCACGATTGATTGCATTGTTACTTCTGTAATACCCAGAGGCCATACTAGGTCCATGACACGGCGGCCGTACTTACGAATACTCGCTGCATTGGTCGCCCGGACTCTCAATGTCCGTGTCTCTGTTTGTATTGTGACCACTCCTGCAATAGCTTCTTGTACCAGGTAACTATAGATCGCTCTTGGCATTGCCCTCACTTCATAATTGTGAGGATTCGTGATTCTAACAGTCCAAGTAGTTGCCCCCCTGACCATAGATTGCACACCAATCGTTCCCGCTATATCAGGGAAATAACAGCAACTTGGGTAGGTGTCTCCAGGAGCATACCAAGTCCCATCGAGTGCTTCACACGCTGCTTCAGACCAGCCGTGTTCTTTTGTCCTGGCAGCAGAAAGGATATAGGCATCTAACCAAGTAATATCTGTATGTCCGAGTTCAGCCGTGAAGGTGATGAGTTCCGAACTATCAGGTGCTAGCACTGCATTGATACTACCGTCTTTCCCTACCTCGGCCTCTGCGTGTTCTTCAGGAGTACCATCGCCGGTTACTTCCGTATCTTCTGTTATATCCACTTCTGAACGGATATCGTTATAAATCGCCCTACCTGAAATGTCTAGGGTAAAGGCTTTTAAATCAACAGCGTTAAATGTACTCATGCGTTCCTCGCATAACGTGACCTATAGACAGCGTTTCCTTCCTTATCAACACGGAATCTACCCATCGCTGCCATCTCTATATTGCGTATTGATTCAAGAGTAATTTTGTCCTCGATTGCGACTGTTCGGCGCGGTGAATCTGGTAAAGGCTCTGGTAATATTGCCCAAAGGAAAGGATAGCCATCATTTGTGATGCCATTGATGCCCCATATAACAATGAAGTCCCAATCAGCATCTGTGAAAGTGGATTTAGTTTTCATCTGGGCTGTGGTCTTGCCAGTTCCACCATCACTGACTGCTGTTCCTGATGTTTCAGTATCCCAAAAGGAATTTGTAATAGTGCCTACATCTACTCCACAGAGACCACCAAGGGTAGTATCAGCTATTGGTACTCCTGTAGAATAAGAATCGTCTATAGTGCTACCAGCAGTCTCTTGATGAGCTACTAACCCCCCTGCATAGACACTGGTTCCCCCACCACTGGCAGTAGCATTACCCCTATTATAAGAATCACTAATCATACCATCTTCGCCTCCAGGCCAGCCAGTATAACCGTTTCTCGCTACTAATCCCCCTGCTTCAATTCGTATTGCAGCAGCACCTACATAGCTAGAGGTAACAGTTATGTCACCGCTATTGAATGATTCACTGATTATTGCAGTATTAACCGCAGAAATACCACCGCCAAAACAGTGGCTAACTGATGTGGCACTAACTGTCGAGGTTGAAGAACATTCAATTATTGTTCCACCATTCTGGTTATATACAGCTATACCAGCAGCACTAGCCGTAAATGCTACCCCTGATGTTGTAGCTGCAACTGTACCTGTAATATGGCAATTCTGAATCGTTCCACCATCATTCTGATAAGCTATACAGGCAGCCCGAGCCATATTGTTAGTTGAGGTAACACTTATTGTACAATCTGTAAAATCCAGATTTTTAATAATGCCTTGGTTAATTTCAAATAAAGCACCACTTTGTGCCCCAGCAGCATTAAGGGTTATTGTTAAATCAGCTATTGAATAAACCTTGCCATCCAATGTACCCGTAAATGTGCCAAGGGGAGTCCATGTTTCTCCCGAAGCATCAATATCATTCCCTAAAATATAATCACCGGCTAAATCATCTCCAATAGCCACAAGTCCAGCGTAATCCGTAATTATCGTACTCATTTTCCTAATATGCAGTCGAGGTGGGATAATTTAATAGCTCATCGCCACCGTCAATATCTATGTCCCTTTTAGTTCGAGGCCAACCCCCAGCATCTAAAATCTTATGAATAGCTCCGCCATCAGAACAGGTCTCTTTATCGTTAGGGTCCTGCGTGATTAGTTGTCTGGCTAATAGGTCAGTCCCATCCGTGCAATAGAAAACCACTGATTGAATCGCTAAATCGGGGTCGTAGCTTATTCTCTCAATGAATCCGGTGTATTCGGTTGTATATGCTCCTAAATGATAAGCCCTGACCCTTATAGGTAGCCAAGGTCGTATTTTCCCTGCTAAATCAGCATCCGTTGTAAAAGGCGAATACTTCTGGCACAATCCTTTACGAAGGTTTACAGTCAAAGTCGCTGCCGGTGCGTTCCCTTCTTCTATCTCTTCCCCGCGAAACCAGTTTAGACCAACAATGCCGTTAATATCTACGTCATCCGATATATTATCGTAGTCCTCTGAGAAATCAGGTGTATCAGTCCAATTAGTAGCATCGAAATCAACGCATACTTCAAAGTTCATCGGCTGCTTGTCCCGTATCTATATCCAGTCTGGACCTGACTGAAGAAGTTGCGCCTAGTTTCTTCTTTCAATATCTGGTCAATCTTTCTTACAAACTGCCTCATGCTCATTTCGTCGCCCATAAAATTACCGACATGGATATGTAATCCGCCACCTGTTGTCAAGCCTAAACCAGAAAGAATTTGAGGAAGTCGAGAAAGCGGAGCAACTATTTCAGGTTCCCTTTCTGCAATATCCGCACGAATAGGCTTCATTGCTATTCCGCCTTCATATAGTCCTGCAGTTGCTTCAGCAGCCTTCTTTCTGATAAGAGCTATACTTGTAGCTAAGGCTGCTACACCTGCTATGGCTATAGCGATGCCTGCTATCGGTATAGTAGAGGCCCATGCCCATATCTTAGAGGCAGCCAAGGTAACTGCACTAGCTACTGCCTTTCCAGCGGCTACGGCCCAACCTATGAGAGCCCCGGCTGAGGCTTTAAGATTCGCTATCAACATGGGAAGGGTAGTTAGGGACATTGCCAATAGTACCGGCCCTAATGCCGTCATAAGAGCAAAGAGGGGTTCTAGGGGAGTCAAAGCTGAACCTATTACAAAGGTAAAATCTTCCCATTTGGATGCCAGTTTATCCATAATGCCGAATTGTTCATTGGCAACATCGGCATATTTCTGTGTTGCACCAACGGCATCCGTACCTATCTTAGTTATATATTCACCCATAAGTTCATTACTGAGCCCCAGAGCTTCATTTAAGCTTATACCTTCGCGAGTTGCCTGTGATACAGCAGTTCTAAATAATCTTGTAGCTGATGCACCTGACATTCCCCGGTCATTTAGGATTGCCATAATAGCAATCATGTCATCGAGTGTGACATTTAATTCCGAACCATACATGGCTACATAGTCCATAACCGAAGCGAAATCTGAGAGATTTATCAGCGTGTTCTTAACTAGCCATGTAAACTTGTCCATCTCTTCGGCAGTTTTGGGAAGTTCTAGCCCGAATACACGGAATGCAGGAACAAGTTGGTCTGCCACAGTCTCAGCCTCAGAACCTGTTGCATCTGCCAGTGCATCAAAGGCATTGGCGATTGCCGCCATTTCTTCTTTGCTTCTAACTCCTGCTCTTGATAGAATAGTAAGTGTTGCGATTACAGATTTCAGCCTGAAGGTCACATTGGAGAGACTTAATGCCAAATCCCTCATTTCACTTGTTGTTGAGCCTGTAGTAATAGCCACTTGCCCTAATTCAGCATTCATCTTTCGGGCATCAGCCACTAATTTAAGCCCAGCAACACCAACGGCTGTTATGGCAATCGCAGCAATGCGCATACCTGTCTGCATTCTCTTTCCCGCGGCATCAGTTTCATCACCCGCTTTACGCATACCTTGCTCGAATTGAGTTTTATCTAAACCTAGTTTGACGACTGCATCACCTACTGAAATCATTTCTTACTCACCTTTATTTTATTTCCTAATTGCTTGAAGAGTTCCTCATCTGAAACCTTGTCTCCATCCCCATGTCCAGAAATAAATTCGCGCTCCTTTTCTCTGCGCTTTTCTAGCTTCTCTATCATCAAATTACGAAGCTCATCTGTCCAGTTATTCTCGATATAATCAGGTGTGACATGCCATTCCGACATGAGGAACTCAAAGGTCTCGCCTATTGTGAGAGTTTCATTGTTATCCCCGTCACGCTTCGAGCTAAAGGGAAGGCCACCTCAAGGATGCTTTCAAAGGCTTTGGCCATCTCTTCATCGGTAGCAACAGCTTCTACCGCATCCCTTGGTAAATCCCTAGCATAGTCGAACACCAAATTAACAATCGTATCGGGCATACTCACGAATAGGCTATTTATTCCCTCCTGGAATTGCTCAGGTTTATCAGTAGTGGCATTCACGGCAGGGGATAATTGCCCCATCATTTCGGCAAGTTTTCTTCGCCATTCCCTAGCCTCTTTAATGACAAGGGGTTTTACCTTGTATTCAATACCCCCGAAGTAAACCAAAATTGGAGCTTGTGCTACTATTTGCTCTTCTGTTCTAGCCATGTTCCTCCTTATGCGGCGTTATCTACTATTGTGCAAACGGGAATATCCTGAGCCTTTAGAGCCTTGAATGATACCGGTATAATGGTCTTTTCTCCCTTCTTGTAACTCATACCCACGGTGCCACTGGCAACGGCCTTCGGGATATGAATAGCTCTCAAATATCCTGCTGGGTTAGTCCCTTCAATCTTCAGGTTCATGGTCTTATTCACACCATCCCCAAAGGTGATTTTATTACCCAACAGCACAGCACCGGCCATAGCATTATTTATATTCGTTAAGGAAGCCTCAGCCATATTACAGGTAACAGTTATCGATTCTTTTGTTATGGCGCTATCTATGGGGAAGGTTTCCTCATGGACCATGATGTCGGTTTCCTCAGCAGCATATTCTATATTCACGCCATCTTCGGTATAGCCAACTTCTGTGAAAGCACTACTCAAGGCAATACCGGGGCCGGTTCCACCTGGCTCTATTGTATAAACCGTGCCGTCTATTTCAACCGTGTCAATATAAGCGGTTCTAGCTGGAGTTGCTTCCCAGAGTTCAAGCCTCACTCTTTCAAGAATCCAAGCACCAGCATCAGTACAACCCTGTGTATTGCAATCTGTGGCCATATCAGTAAGAGTAACCGATAAGTCCCATAGGAAAAACGGAGTACCATCTTCCGCATGTCCACCAATACCACAAAGGTCAGCGCCAGAGAGGGTTTCCTGTACCCATGCTTCAGGATCGGCTGGGGTTTTTGTTTGCTGGTTGACTACGGTTATTTCCGCCCAGCCTTCAGAATCAGGGTCCTCAAATCGCATCTCAAACTGGACGTAATTCCCAACGGCTCCTGATAACCAATAGTAAAAACTGAAGTCCGTTGGATCAGCCGCAACATGTGTCATTGTTATACCCCGCGAAGTGAGTCCTGATAGTTCCAGATGGGTACTCCCTGCATTACCAGAACCATTCTTGTAGAGTTTTACCGAATGTGTACCGGCCTGAACATAGGTAGTATCCCATTCGGCAATCGAATCATTAGGCTGCCTCACGAATAGAGTTGCCACCCCCACTAATACATTTGCTATTGTCTTTGCCATTTATTTACCTCCTTTTGACCTTTTCAGAAATTCTTGATGCCGGGATTCTATCTCGGCTTTCGTGAGTTTGGGTTTCTTCTTTCTTTTTCTTACCACATTGAAACCTCCTATGTTATAATATAATTAACTTGGGTATCTCGGTAGTTTACTACTACATATAGTCGCCCTATACCGCTTGCGAATGGAGACATAGCAGCGGACTTAGTTTCATTTAATCATTATCTCCCAAAAGGACAGGACTCTAAATCTTCCGGGTATTTCGGTATCAACTAAATCCTGCCCCTGTACCTCTTCTATGGCAGATAAGATTGTGTGGGTGCCAACACTCACATTCTGAATGCCCTGGAGGGCATCATATAAAGCCCTATAAATCTCCCTGGCCTCAATGGGGTCATCTGCCCAGCAATCGAT